CTGTATCACGGTCTGGCTTGTGATAGCATGCGGCTATGGCTGACAAACGACTGATAGCTGAAAAACAAGCGCTCAAGGCGAAGTTTCTGCAGCACCTGGCCGATACATGCCACGTCGGCAAATCGTGCGAGCACGTCGGCCTGACGCGGCAGACAATGTACGTCTGGCGCGAAGAAGACCCGCAGTTCTACGCCGATTGGAAGAAAGCTTTGGCGCACGGCGCGGAAGTGCTCGAAGACGAGGCGATAAGGCGCGGGCAATTCGGTCACGAGGTCGAGGTCTATCACGGCGGAAAGGTTGTCGGCGTCGAGCGGCGCTACAGCGATACGCTGCTGATATTCATGCTGAAGGGCGCGATGCCGGACAAATACTCCGACCGCCTGAAGCAAGACATCACCGGAAAGATGCAGATCAGCGACATGGCCGACGAGGATCTCAATACCCGCATCGCCAGGCTCGCCGCTTCTCCGCCAGCTGCTACGTGATAGATCAGGCAGCAATCGCCAACCTGCCAAGGGCGCACCGCGAGGAGCTGCTGAGCCTCTTGATTGAGCGCGAGCGGCGCATCATGGGCCGCAAATGGCTGACCTACTATCCCGACGAAGGCCCGCTGCGGCGCGATCTGTACCCGAAGCATATGTCTTTCTTCGCTGCCGCGCAGAAGAACCAGCAGCGCATG